TTACTGTAACTCGAACACCACCATACGGATAAATTGTTCCTTCATCAGTTGATGCTTCGATTATCTGGGTATCTATAGCATTTCCATTTCTTGTTACATCATTATCCAATGTTTCTTCAATAACTTCAATAATTTGATTTCTTACTGTATCAATATTTGTGTTTGTACCTTTTCCAAAAGCAACAATAAGAAAATCTATTGTACCTCTATAAGTTCCTGCACCAGTATCACCGATGCTTGAAACTTCCCTTGTTTCATCACCACTTTGTATAAACATAGCTGGGAATTGTGCATCAGATAATTCTTCAACTTCAAAAGGCTCCCTTGTTATTTTTTTAAACTCAATTGGGCTTGTTACTGCATCAAGTTTTGTAATTATATCACTTACTATATTTTCTCTTTTGCTCATATTCTCATTTCTTTAAAATAAAACTTAGCAAATTCATTTTTTAATTTATCTTCTTCTTTATCACCTATTGAAAAGAAAGGTCTTATTATTTTTCTTTTACCTACACCAAACGTATCATGATAACTTGCTATTTTTGCTCTTTCCATATTTGAAAAAAATAAAGTACTTTTTAAACCACCAACTTTAAAATCTAAACTTCTAAACATTTTCCCAGTATCAGTTAAATCTACAAAACCAGTTTGCCTACC